GGCTCGCGTGAGGTCGGCCAGTCTGTCGTGGCGAACCGTACGCCGGTCTGGCGCGATATGCGCCAGCATCGCATCCGAACCCGCCAGTGCGTAATCGCCCGCATCCAGAACGAAAATGATCTGGCGTAGAAACGCGGCAGATGATCCGGCGAGGTCGAACGCCCCCGGCGTCGCCGCCAGCATCCTCCCGCGCGACAGTGCCGCATCCGCACCCGAAAGAGCGACCGCGCCGCTTTCCGCAGAGAGCTTCGCAGCCCTCAGCAACGCCGCTTGTGAACCGATCAGCGAATAATTTGCGCTCGCACAGGAAAGCGTGAAGCCTTTGCGCAGCGATGCCGCTGAGCCGCTGAGGGAATATGCTCCAACCGACGCCGTGAGATTGCGTCCGGCCAGCAATGAAGCGCTGCTGCCAGTAAGTGCATATGCCCCGCTCGCTGCGCCAAGAAGGAGACCCCTGGTTAGCGCAGCAGTAGAACCGGAGACTGCGAAGTTGGCACTCGCCGCAGTAATCTTCCGGCCCGCCAATAGGCTGGCGGATGCCCCGTTAAGCGTGTAACTCCCCGCCGATGCCGGCATCCCGACGCGCAGCGTTGCCGACGAGCCGGAAAGCGCATAGCTACCGCTAACCGCCGTGATCTTGCGCCCGACCAGCAGGCTCGCCGCCGATCCGGTCAGAGTATAGGCCCCCGCCGATGCCGGGAGAGTGACTCTGAGCGTTGCAGCCGAACCCGATAGTGTGAAACTACCAGCCGATGTCGAAAGAACCCGGCCAACCTTGAGCGTCGCGGTCGAGCCGGAGAGCGCGAAGCTCCCCGAAGCAGCCGTTAGCGTGTAGCTTGCCGCCGAGGATGCCCCGTCGTCAGCAAACGGCAGCGTTCCAAACGTCGAGTAGCCGAACACCGCCTACGTTCCCATGCGAAGAACGAGGCTGCCGATATGCAATGCGATCGCCGTGCCTGTCGTCGAGCTCAGTCCGGCGAGAACCTGCGGAAACAGCGTCGTGTTTGCAGGAACATCGGTCGTCGTTGTCGTGTAGAAAATGTCGCCAGTATCGAGCCGGATCAGCAGGGCGTAGACCTTGCTGCCTCCCGGCTCCTGCCAGATGCACGCCTCGTACCAGCCATTCGCGACCAGGGGGATTCCAGTGTCGGTTTTCGTTCCCGTGCCTGCGTTGCTGTTGACCAGCAGCTGAATGTTCGTGTCGGTGCTGTCCTTAGCGAACACGGCGTAATGGGCGGTGAGTGCTGACGGCTCGCCGGTGTTGCCGACGAAAGTCGTGCCCGTCATGCCGATGAACAGCCGGGGCCCTGTCGGCAGAGTCGTCGCGCAGCCGAAACGGCAGGTGAACTCCCAACCGCCGTGGCCTGCCGTAGTGCTGCTGACCGCGACCGCGCTGTTGCCTGACCATGTAAAGGCCGCCTGGGCATTCGCCGTCGTCGCCGAAGTGGCAGTGCCTCTGACCTGTTCGGTAAGGAAGTTGGTCGTCGCGACCGTCGCGCTTCCCGCCGTTCCCGTAACGGTGGGCGAAGCGCCGAGACGGACGTTCGCAAAGTTGGTCGAGCCGGGAACCGGCATCGAATAGGCCCATTGGGTCGAACCGAGATGCGACATGATCTCGCTCGCATCGATGACCATCGCGCCCGTCGCCGCCGACGTGAGGCTCAGCAGCGACCCACTCGAGCTATCGACCCGCTGGTTCGTCCCGCGGCTGAGCGTCGTTCCGTTCCAGTAGGAATAGCTCAGCTCCCACGTTGAGCCGTCCTCATAGCGGACAAGGCCGATCCAGCCGGTTGGAACCGTTGACCATGCGCGAAAGCCGGAAGCCGCCGCGTTGGGCGTGAATGCGCCCGTTCCCGGCGTGCCTGCGGTCGTGCCTTTGATTGCGTTGTAAAACGGTGCAGCCACGGCCATCCCCCGTCCCGAACCTCCTCTACGCTACGCAACAGAACGGGCCCGAAGGCGGGGATTAAGCGACGGTCAGAATGTTTCCGGGAAGATCGACCGTGAACGTCTCGCCGCTGGAGAGGCTGATCGATGAACCGTAATCGTAATATCCAATCAGCGGGTCGGCGGGCGAAGTCGGCGTGTCGTTGTAGATATAGACGTAGCGGAAAGGCCCGACCGAACCCGAAGCGGTGAGAACGAGATCGCTTGCGGCAAGCGTCAGGGTTCCGCTGCTTTGCGTCGCGGAGACGCCGCTGAACGCGCGCGTGCTCAGGTTCGTGTAGCTGATCTGGGTGACGTTCGCGAGAATGCACGTCGAGGTTGCGCCAGTCGGCGGCGTCGATTCCGAACCGGGGGCGGTGTTGCTCAAGGCGACGGTGATCGCTCCGGTGTTCAGATTGTGAACGCCCTGCGCGAGATGCTCGACAAACCCGTTGAGCTTGTTGAATGCGGCCATCGGTTATTTCTTCCGCTTCTCGGGAGCGGCTTTCACGGCGCGCTCGACCTTGGGGGCGATGGGAACGACCTGTTCGGCCTTGATGCGGCGGATCGCCTCCGCGTCATCCATCTCGACTTCCTCGTCAACGCGGAGGTCGGTGTCAGGTCCGGCGATATTGTGAAGGATGCGGACAAGCATTACGCTCTCCCAAAAAGTAAGAGGCGGGAGCCGAAACCCCCGCCTCCGTTTTAGTTAGGCGTTCTTCATGTGCTTGACCGCGCCAGTGTCCATCAGATCGCCGTCGAAGCGGGCGAAACCGACGAACACGCTCTGGTCGCTGGTCAGGTACAGCTCGTCCGAACGGCGCACGACGAACTCGCGCACGCGGCGGACGATATACTTGTCGAACGCGCCGGCGAGCATGAACTTCGCGCCGGTCGCCATCGATGCCATCGCCTGGTTCACCGAGTAGGGAACCGAGATGCCCGCGAGATTGATCGAGGCTGCGTTGTCGCGCAGGCCGTCGATCAGGTAGCGGTTCTGGCCGTCCTTCAGCTTGCGGATCGCCTGGAGCGTCGAGTCATTAAACATGAACCGGAAGCTCGGCAGCGAACGGTAGGCCGGATCGATCGAGTGGTAGAAGTCGATAATCTCGTCCGCCGTGACCGCAGCAACGCCGGCGGTCGTCTTGCCCGCCGAGGTCGCGGTGACGATGCCGTTCGGGTCGCCCGAACCGTCGCCGGTGGTCAGGTCCGTGTTGACCTTGCGGGCAATGCGCTCGCCCATCAGGTCGTTGAGGATCGCGCCGATGTCGAACGCCGAGTCCTGAAGCAGTTCGCTCGACACGAGGATCGGGCCGGACGAATACTTGTACGCGTCCAACTGCTTCTGGCCGAAGGTGACATCGCCCTCGGAAGTCGCTGCGGTGTTCTCCGCGAGGCGGACACCCACAGTCGATGTGTCGTTGACGGTCGGCCAGTAGATGGTGTTACCGGCGGCGGTCACGATCTGGCGGGTGACGCCCGGATCGAGCATCGGACCCCAGGCCGCAAGCGACTTCACCAGCTCGTTGGCAAGGTCGGTCGGGATGGTGTAACCACCAGCCGTCGTGCCCGTGCCCTGCGCACGCTCTTCGGTAGCGGCCTTGAGCAGCGCACGCTCTTCCGGCTTCATGCCCGCGACGCCGTACACCATGAACGCGCGGAACGCGTCCGTCTCGGTGATGTTTGACTGCGTGCCATGCGTCTCACCGGTGGTCAGCGGACGCTTGGCGCGAGCCTCTTCGGCGCGGCGCTCCAGCTCGGCGCGGGCGCTCTCAAGGCGCTCCTCGCGCTCGATACGCTCGCCGAGGCTGTCGTGCTCGGCCATGATAGCGTCGAACCTGGCTTCCAGCTCGGTAACACGCTCAGCCGGAGTTTCGTTGGTGATTTCGCTGCGGACCTGTTCCGCGTCCACGAGAAGTTCATGCTGCTTTGCGCGCAGCTCGGAAGTTGCCATGTTGAAAGGCTCCATTTGAAGGAATGGGCCGTCATCTCGACGGTCCTTGAAGGGCCTTGCCTAAGGGCCGATAAGGCGCTTACCGCGTTATTTGCGGGATGCTTTGCGAAGGGTGACGCTCATCTTCGAGCGGGCGAGGAACCGTTCGACCCCCGACCTGTCACCTTCCGAATTTCTCGATTGCTCCAGTGAGCGAAGAGCAACTTCGGTGTCCGCGTAAGCGGGGAACGTTACGACCGAGACCTCGAACAGCTCGACGCCGCGGATGGTCCTAAGCGGAGTATTTCCGGTCTCGTCCCACTCCTGGTCTGTCACGCGGAAGCCGAAGCTCATTCCGTCGATATCGCCTCGCGCCAGAGACGCCGAGAGATCGCGGCCCAACTGCGTGTCGGGAAGGTCAATCTCGACCGCCAGACCACGGGAATCCTCGCTCAGGCGAAGGGTGCCCGACTTGGTGCGGCCAAGAACCATCGACGTATCGTGGTCGAACAGCGCACGGACATCGCCCGTCAGCGCCTTGGTGAAGGCACCCGGAGCGATCTGCTCGCGGAACGCTCCGCCAATGTCGGTCGGGCTGTTGAATACGGCGGCATAGCCGGCAACGGTGCGCGAGTTGTCGCGCACCTCGATCGGCGCACTCAAATCCCTGCGCTCACGCTCCATCCTATTTGTCCCCCTGCGCGGGCGGTGGCGTTCCCGGCTTTGGTTGCGTCCCCAGCGGGACGGTGGCCCCTTGTATGTATTGCTTGTCGGCGTTCGGATCTGCGGACTTCTCAAGTCCCATGTAACCGCGCCCGTCGTTGGGCGTGTAAACGCCGCTCTGGACAAGCGCCGCGATGGCATCCGCGCGCGTCTTGAAGTCTCCGCGAAGAAGCGAATCCATGTTCAGCCGGACGCGGCGGTTATTGACCCTGCGTCCGAAAAGCTTGAGGTTCATCTGGCTTTCCCACGCATTCGTCCAATGGGCCAGCGTGTGCTTGACCAGATGCAGGTCCTGGTTCTCTGAATTGGCGAAGTTGGCGTTGCTCAAATCCTGGAGGAACCACGGCGGAACCCCGTACAATCTCGCGACTTCTTCGACCTGGAACCGGCGAGCCTCCGTCAACTGTCCCTTTTCCGGCTCGAACCCTACGGCCTTGAGCTCGTGGCCCGGAGGCATCGGGAAGAACGGACGCTCGGAATCCTTTGCCAGCTTGATCGCGCGGTTGATCTGCTCAGTTGCGCGGTTGAAAGCCTCAGCGCCCTGCGGAAGCGGCCCCTGCAACGCGAGCGGCGGAACCCCGCCACCAGCGAAGAACTTGCTCCCATACTTCTCCATAGCGAGAAGTAGGGCAATCGCCCGTGAGCCCTTGCTCAGCGGCGAGATGTGCCGGATCTGATCCGCTTCCAGAGCAAACGGAATGTCGATGACATCGGCGGCGGGATAGACGAACCGCTGTCCGCCAATCGGGCTGTATTCGTAAGTCGTTTGACCGTTGACGACCTTGACCACGACCCGCGTAGGATCGAGCGGCCAGAGGTTGAGGATTTGCCCGTTCGGCCTTTCGATCCAGGTGAACTGCCGTCCGCCGGTAAGCGTCTGCCAGAACGAGTATTTGATCCAGCGGTCGGCGTCCCATTCGTCGTTGATCGCGCCGTTGAGAAGGTTGTCCAGCTTGCCAGTGACGCGAACCCACTTGCCGTCCTGTAGCTCCTCGACAACGCGCCCGAGGACCGACATTCCTGACGAGAGGAAGTTGACCGCCGCGAATACCGGCGTCGCCTTGATCGCCTCTTCGTGAGAGACATCCAGAAGCGGCTCCTGATCCCATCCGGGAACGAGGCGCGCCCACGGGAGGCTGTTCGTATCGATCGCGCGTTGTTCAAGGCCGAGCGCCTTGCGCCACGACCACCTCATGCGCCCACCAGCGAGAAGTCGGGATCATCCCACGGCGAGACGGGGATCAGCTCCTGCATCATCGCCTCAACCCCTTCCGCCATTGCCAGAGCAACGAGACCGTCGATGCGGCCCGTCGCCTTCGCCTTGTCCAGTTTCCTATTTCCGGCGGGATCACTCACCGCCACCGCGTTCGCGGCGCACATCGCCAGCACGGGATGCCCGCCGTGCCTCACGCATTCCTTGAGTAAGTCCGCTTCCAGAGCATCCAATGCGGGGCTCATGCTCATGTAGCCCTGACCGAACGGCTCCAGCGGCAATTCGACACCTTGCCTTGCCAATGCCTGTTGCATCCGGTCCATGCGCCAGCGGTCGAAGCCGATCTTGGCTATCGAGAGGCCGGAGCAGATTTCCCCAATGTCCCGCGCGACGTAATCGTAATCGATCACCTTGCCCGGAGTTGTTCTCAGCAGTCCTTCGCGGACCCAGACATCGTAAGGCGCTTTGTCTCTTCGGACTGCCTCCGCGACGGAATCGAGCGGCATCCAGAAGAAGGGGCGCACATGCACCAGCCCGTCCCGCCGGCAGGTGAGAACCAAAGCGGTGAGGTCGGTTGTGGCCGAGAGGTCAAGTCCGCCATACACAACCCCGTCAAGTTCTCCGGGCGCACCGTTTCCGGCCTTCCACACGCCCGGAGACACGAACGCCGAAACCATGTTGACGCGCTGATTCAGATAGAGGTTGCGGAAGCTGTTCTCGAAGCTCGGCATCCGCGCCGCCTTCTCGGCGGCCTGTCTCAACTCCACTTCCGACCTGAACGCCCCTAGCGCGGGGTTGGCCTTCCGCCACGCCTTCTCATCGCCAAGCGCCGCCTCTTCGTCCGCAGCGTAAACATGGCAGACCGTGTGCGGATCTTCCGAGCGGATCGCGTCATCGATCCACAGCGAAAGCATGTCAGCGTCAGTCGGGGCCTGCGTCGATATGACCAGTTGGAGGCCATCGTCATACGCACCCTGCGCCGTCTCCAGCGCCTCGACAAACGGATCGGTTGCCCCTTTCACCTGTCCGAGCTCGTCCATGATAACGACAACCGGGCTAAGACCGTGCGCCGTCTTTCCCTCTGCTGCCAAGGCCCGGTATTCGGTATTCATCGGAAGGCCAATCAGGCGCTTGCCCGATGGAACCACCCGAACCAGTTTCGTCAGCTCCGGCGAGAGCTGGACCATCTTCCACGCGAGGTTGAACACCAGCGCGGCCTGGTCCCGCGATTGAGCGCCGGACACGATCTGCGCGTTCTGCCGGGCAACCGGCCCGACGATATGCGCCAATGCCAGACCGGCGATCAGCGCCGACTTGCCGTTCTTCCTCGCAATTGAGAGGATTCCGCGCCGCGTTCCTTCGGGGTTGTCGTAAACCTCGAAGATGAACCGCTTCTGGAACTCCTCAAGCTTGATCGGTTGGCCGACCAGCTTTCCATCTGGCACCCGGCAATAGCGTTCGATGAAGGCGATTACCTTCTCGCCGTCTGTCATCTCAGTTCAGCGACGGGCTCGCCAACAGCTCGTCATCGAGCGGATTGTCCTTCACGATGCCCGTTGCCGCAGAACGCCGCTTGCCAACGTCGCGAGCCTCACCCTCGGCTCCGCGTCCGTGCTGTTGCAACGTCCGTAAATACGCCATTTCCAACCGCTGAAGGTCGTCCAGCCTTTTCGTCGCTTTCGCGTCGGGAATGTCACCGTCATCATCAATCAGCTGGCGCAGTCTCACGATCTGCCACTGAACCCAGGCGAGATTTGAAGCTGTTACAAGTAAGGCGGGGGTGCCTTCCCATTCCTCGCGCGTGCGCCCCCGCGTGATGGCCTCCCAAAAAGGCATGGCCGCTTCAGGCAGCGGGCAATGCTCGGGCGGACTCAACGTGTCTAACGCCGAGGCCATGACGCGAACCGCCGCCGTGGCGCTGTCTATGCGCTGTTTGCGAGCGGTCATGGGAAATTCCTGTGTTAGCGATGAAATTCCTC